TTTTTGATTTTTTTACACCAACAAGATCATTGTTTGGTGTTAATATCGATGACTGTTCCTTTTCCATTTCGCTCCTTATCTTCTAGCAGGTTAGAGAGTTCCTGTAGCACTGCTTCTAAAGCAGATATTTGTCCTATTATATACCTGTATTTTTCCATACTGTCAATCCCTCCAGAAGTTACTGATATGGACAAGGCATCTGTTCTTGCTTTTATAAACTTAATTAGTTTTGTTATTACGGTTTCTAATTGCATTTTTACCTTTCTTAAAAATAGCAGCGACTTTTGATTTACCCATAACTTTGGCACGCTGTTCTCCAACAGTTAAGATTTGTATTTTTCTTGCAAAAGGTTTTGATATTTTTTTAACTTTTGCAACTGTAGCACTAGCATCTGCAGGTGTTGCAAACTTTATACGGACAGTATCTCTGGGATTCTCATCTGTATAAAGTCTTCTACCAGACCCTTTAGGTTTTTTACCTGTGCCTTTTTTTGGATCGGCCATTTAACATTTCCATCTTCTACGGGCCTGTCTTAATCTTGAATTAGGATCTTTAGCAGCTTTAGGAAATTTTTTCATTTGTCCTGCACTTCTTGCACAGAATGATTTACGTCTTTTAGCAGCTTTAGATCCTGGTT